ATCTGTATGAAGTCCAAAAGGTTTAATTTTAATATCTTTAGTTGTTAAATTACCTTTTACCCTAACCAAAGATTTAACGTTTAGCTTGTCAATAACAGGTTTAATAACTTTAAAATAATCACTGGTAACTAAATTGTCTTTATAAAAAAAATGAATAAACTGAAAATGTTCGTCCCCTTCTTCTATTTTGCAGTCATTGTAAAACCACGGAAAATATTTACCCATTATTTGTTTTTTAATATCAACAAATAAAAAAGGATCTACAAAATTTTCTTTTATCTTAATCATAAATAATCGCTGTGAAAATCACTGTTAAAAGATATCACCGTCTTTCTAGCATTTGATTTAATTATAGGAGAGCAATGTAAAGTAGATGCTGGAAACGTAAGCAAATCTCCTTCTTTTACATTTATATTTTTTATAATTTTTTTATCATAACAATTTTTAAATTGTGTCTTTGCACTAGTGTCTTTCATTTCTACATAATATATATGACTCCAATTTGAGTGAGCATGGTTGTGCCACCCATGGAAATTGTTTTTTCTGTATTGTTGAAACCACATTCTACTTATGTCTACAATCTTAAAAGAGTCCTCTAACTCCAAACATATTTCATTAAGATAAGGAGTTAAGACTTTTATAACTTCTTTTACATACTCTCTCGTCTCTCCTTGAGGTCCTCTAGGAGTAGAATCTAACCAATCAGAATTTGTTATGTAATCTTTTGAAGGTAAATTTTTGGAAGGTATGGGCTGTGCAGGCATGTTCTTAATATGATTAAGAACTATTTTTTTTAATGTTTTATGTTCTTTAATTTTTTGAACAAAGAAACAACTGTTTATTTTAATTTTTTTCATTTAAACGTCATACTTTATATTAAAAGATAAGGCATACTTAGGTAGATTAGTTTTATTTCTTCTAGTGTAATGTTCTAAAAAAGAAGAAAATATAACAACTTTTCCTTTCTCGGGTTTAATAATTTTTTTTATTTGTGGAAAATATAACTTTTGTTCATGACTATTAAAATAAATTACTCCAGATAAATAACATGGATTATGATCATGCTTCTTAGTATACTCACCAAAAAGTTCTTTAATACCCCACGCTTCTTGAAAAGAATATTTACTATCCATATTTTCTCTTTCATCTAAGTAATCAAAAATTTCTAATAACAATAAAATAAATTTTTTATCTTTATTAAAATAATCCCAATCAGTCATCTTTCCATTAATACTAATGGCATAGCTATTCTTTGAATTTTTTATACCCTCTTCTATTTTATTAATAAAATAATTACTGTCTAAATTTAAATGTCCAGTTATAAAAATATAATCTCTTTCTATTTTTTTAGTTATGTCTTCTTTAACTTTCATCTAGTATAATTATCTAATTTATATAACACATAATTAATTTTATTTAAATTAAATTCTTTTATATTTTTAATTTCATAGTTAATATTGCCCCAACTTGCTTTTCTAATATTTGATTGTTCAAAATCATTTGCTAGTTTAATTAATAAAAGATCAAGGTTTTTTAACTGTAAAATATTATCTCTATCTGTGGTTTCAAATAACCAAACTAGTTTTTCAGCTTTTTTGCCAATTAATTTTTGTATGTCTTTTCTTGTAACTTTTAGATTTGGATTATAGTATTTATTACCATAGATATTATGAAACATACCAGCCATAACAGTATCAAAATTACATCCCCATTGTTCTAATATATCTGCAACATTAACTAGATGTTCTAAAAAAGTTTTACCGGAATGTTTGAGTTTATCTGCTTTTTTATTTAATAAAAACTTAATGCTTTTTTTATATACTTCTTTGTTTTTATACATCTTTCTTTCTAAAGAATATGTTATTAATCAAGTACTTGATCAAAAGGACCGTCAGGATCAGCAGGGGTAATAACCCATTTTTGATTTGCTTCATCCCAATTATAATGTCTTACTTGTCTAATTTCTTCTAAAGTTAATTCTGGTGGATCTCCGACTGGAGAAATCCATCTAGCTTCTTCTACATTTAAAACAAAACTTGCATTTTTTTTAGGTGGCATAAATATCTCATTAACAGGATCCCAAGTTCCACCTCTTACTGCAAAATTTCCTCTTAAAGCTTTTGAGTTATCTCCTGATGTGTGCGCATTTCCATTAGTATTGTAAGAAGTTTGAATCCATAAATTAGCAGGCCAAGAGTGATGATACTCTAACCAACGTTGACCTATTGCCTCGTCTTCAACTCCATCATCGTTTAACATATTTCTATCACCCATCGTTAAAACGGTTAACACATTATTGTTTTCATCTATTTTAGCAAAATGAGCCATATATTAACTCCCTTGAAATCTGTATCTAATTACAACTACTCCAGATCCTCCGCCACCTGATCCTTGACATGCTGGTGGTGTTGATCCTTGTGGTCTTCCACAACCTACATAAGTTCCACCTCCACCGCCTCCGGTGTTAGCAGTTCCATTCTGTCCAGGGTTTCTAGCAGGAGCTCCTGATCCTCCTCCACCAGGTCCAGCTCCACCACCGTTGTGATGAACTTGGTTTCCAGGATTATAAATCCCGCCACCTCCGCCACCTCCTCGTGTGACTGATGCACCTGTTATTGAATTAGCTGTTCCAGCTCCGCCTGATCCTCCGGCTCCTGGTGCATTTTGGCCAGCGCAAGAAGCGCCTCCGCCTCCGCCACCACCATTGGCTTTCCACTGGTCTGTTCCTTCTCCGCCATTATTTCCTTGAGAGGGACTTGTTGGTGGAGTGTTTCCATCTCCTCCTGGTCCCGAAGATCCTCCGCCGTCTTTTCCAGCTCCGCCTCCGCCAGATCCACCATCATCAGCTTTTGGACATCCGCATCCAGTTCCACCTCCGCCGCCTCCGGCAGATGTAATAGTTGAAAAAGTTGAATCGTTTCCTGGCGATTCTACGCCTACACATGAATCTGTGCTTCTAGCACCACCTGATCCAACTGTAACTGTATAAGATTGTTTTGCTACTGTTAATCCAGAACAAGAAGAAGGATAATTAGTTCTAAATCCTCCTGCTCCTCCTCCGCCTCCCATTCGAACTCCACCTGTTCCGCCGCCAGCAACTACTAAATAGTCAACTGTTCCAAAACAAGTTCCAACGTTAGAAACTGCAAAAGTTCCCGGTGAGTTAAATGTGTGAACTTTGAAGTCGCCATCATCTGCAACGCAACCTCCTGTTGCTTCTGTGTAAGGTCCTGCGGCAGCGCCACCAGAACCAAATCCTAAAGTTTTATATCCAAAACCAGCCATATTACTCCTTATGCGTCGTTAGCAGCATCAGTAGTAAAGAATAATTTAATACCTAATAATTTGGCATCTGCTGTTAAACTATCTGCTGAAACGTCTCTCGATATTTGAAAGAAAACATACTCATCTGTACTAGGTGAGCCTGCAATAGTAACTGCTCCACTTTCTGCTGTAACTGCTAAATCATTTGCTGTACCACTCATAGCTTTTGCTGTAGGTAAAACTGCAGTACCAAACGCAGTGTTTAAATCTCCGTTATCTGCTAATGCAACACCTTGCAAAGCCCATGCTGTAGTTCCAGTGTTTGTTGAATTTGCTGTAAAAAATGCTTGAAAAGTTACTGTTCCCTCATTCCATGATTTAGGAAAAGCAACAGCAAATTGTGCAAATTCATCTGAATCTTTATCAAAGTCTAAAGTTTTAAGTTCAGGTCCATTAGATAATTCTGTTTGAGCTATGTCGGCACATCCACTTGTAGAATTAGGGTACATAGCAACTGCAGGAACCCAAATAGTTTCTTTACCTGCTATCTTAATTGCACCAGTAGCATCACCTGCGTCTACTGCTTTAGCAACTCCAGTTCCGTCTGGAGCAATAGTTATATCTCCATTGGAACCATCAGTAATTGTAATTGTACCTGAGTTAGTTCCTGAATTTGTATCTAAAATTAAATCATGTGCACCACTTGAAGTTATAGTTGCATTACCGCTTCCAGATCCTACAACAACTTCTCCAGTTCCATTTGGAGTTAAGGATATATTTCCATTAGATGCATCTGTAATTGTTATAGAAGAAGAGTTTGTTCCACTATTTGTGTCTAACACCAAATCAAAAGCACCACTTGATGTAATGGCAGCTGATGCAGCTCCTGTTCCAAAAACACTTTCACCAGTTCCTTTTGGCTTAATAGCTATATCAATATTTGAATCACCACCTGTTGCAGATAATGTTGGATCATTTCCTGTAGCAGCGTTTGCTATTGTAAATTCATTTACTGCAGAACTAGTGGCTGTAACTTTTGCAAGTTCATTTCCATTTGTGTCTAAAATAGAAGTTCCAATTTTAGGTGAAGTTAAAGTTTTGTTTGTTAAAGTTTGTGTTCCAGTAAGTGTTACGTCACCAGCTGGTAAAGTATCAATATCTGGATTAGTTCCATCATTTGCAGTTGCAAATACAAGAGCATCGCCCTTATCACCTGCTGCAAAAGTAAATGAGTCACCACTTCCTGATACATATTTAAATTGTACTGTGTATGAACCTGAAGTTGAGTTTCTTAAAAAATAAAATGTTTGAACATCTAAAGGTATAGTTACAATTTGATTTCCTGTAATTGTTCCTGTAAACTCAATCATTCTATGAGATAGAGTCGCTCCTGTTGATCCATCCGAAACTGATAAAGCTGTAGTCTGTGCACTACCAGCAATAGATTGTGCTGTGTATCCACCAGAAATTTGTTCTATAATCTGTAAATTAGTATTAGTTTTTGTTCCCCATGTACCAGCGTTTTCACCAGTTGCTTGAAGTTCTACACCAAGAGGTGTGTATGTTGATGCCATATTTTATCTCCTATGCGACGTCACTATAACTTGTATTTGATCCAGTTGCAACCCCAGAAATATTACTATTAGATCCTGTTGCTGTTGCACTATATGATGAATTTGAACCGGTGTCAACATCACCGTAAATAGGTATTGTTGTTATTTGTCCTAAAAATGTAGTTGATGAGACTCCAGTTAAACCCATTACATCTGCTGGTGTTAGAGCACCTACAGAACTTGTTGAGGATAATCCAGTTAATCCCATAACATCCGCTGGTGTCAAAGAACCAACAGATACTGTTGAAGATAAACCTGTAGGTACAATTACAGGGTTTGATGAAATTACTACATCTCCAACATTTGTTGTTGAAGATACTCCTGTTAATCCCATTACTTGATTTGCAGGTGTTATGGCTCCTACAGATAATGTTGATGATACTCCAGTTAAAGTTATACTTTCTACTATAGCTACTGTACCAACATCAACTGTAGAACTAACACCTGTTAATCCTATTACGTCAGCAGGTGTAATGTCTCCAACACTTGCAGTTGAAGATACTCCAGTTAGTCCCATTACATCAGCAGGTGTAATAGAGCCAACATTAGTTGTTGCAGATACTCCAGTTAATGAAACAAGAGAATTTATTGAAGCATCCCAAGGTTCTTCACCCCAACCATTTCTGCCCCAACCAACAAGAGTTCCAGAATTAGAAAGATCGCCAACTGCAGAAGTTATAGATTGACCAGTTACTCCAATTACATCTGCAGGCGTAATTTCTCCTACAGAAGAGGTAATTTCTAAACCGCTTACTTCTACTTTGTTAACAGTTGTTATGGTTCCAAGAGAAGAAGTTATTTCTAATCCAGTTGGTTCTACAGAATACTCTACACCCCAACCAGAAATACCCCATTCTTGTCTACCCCAACCATCAAAATTAGAAGCCTCTACCTCTCCAACAGAAGTAGTAATTCCAAAACCTGTTGGTGTTATAAGAGTTTCTAAATCAACAGTTGGAAAAGTTGCATCAACGTTTGAAGAAAGACCTGTTACTTCTACTGTATTAATAGTTGTTATTGAACCAATAGAAGAACTAGTAGATAAACCTGTTGGCTCAACAGCATATTCAACACCCCATCCAGAATTATTCCAAGATTGTCTACTCCAACCTTCTAAGTTAAAAGATTCTGTTGTTCCTAATGCTGATATTGATCCTGGTGAAGTAATTGATACAACCACCTCATCAGATTGCCAAGTATTGGCTCCCCAAGTATTGTTGCCCCAGGTTGATGCCATAAGGAGTTCCTCCTTATGCTAATCTAATGATTGCCGTTGTTGCTGCTGCCGCAGGGAATTGAATTGTGAAAGTTCCACTAGTTACAGTTTTATCTGCGCCAAATGCAATAGCACAAACAGCAGGGTCACCTGATGCTGAGTCATTGTATATTAATGCACCATTAGCTGTAAAAGTTGCTGAAGTATAACTTACGTCTGAAAAATCACAAAGTGCTGTAGTACTAGAACTTGTTGGAGTTACACTTGTAAGTGTTGCTCCTCCAGCAGTGTATGCTGTTCCAGAAGAGTTTGTAATTTCATTTGAAGTTGAATAAGCAGTTGTTCCTGCTCCTAAAGTTGCGTCACTTGTAAATAAAGCTATTTTAAAAGTGTTACCAGTTGTAGCTGTAAAGTCGTGAACCCCTTTTAAAAGTTCTACTTTAAAACTTGTGCAAATTGCCGATGTTATTGCCATATTTTATCTCCTACGGGTTCGCTGAAGTTATCGGTATACGAACAGTGCCATCAGTGTAGTCATCTCTTCGTCTTCTACCGACTTGCTCATTAGCAAACTTCTGTACCTCTTGTTTATACTTATTTTCATATAATGTCAACATATCGATTGGGCCTTTTAAAAATCCATATGTTTCTGACAAACAACAATATAATAGCCCATTTGGAAAATTAAGACTAATATAATTAGTAGTATTATCTGAAGCCAAAGTAGTTGGCATTTTATTATAATGAATTCTAAATCTATAAGTGGTGTTTGGAACAGGAGCTACAATTATACGTCCAGAATTAGTATCTCCATCTCCTGTGGCACCACCATACATAGCATAGTATTTAGGTTGGCCTTGAGCTGCAGATGTTCCTGTAATATCTTGATATTCTTGTAAGTATGTATAATCTTTTTTCTCTAACCATCTATTGGCTCCTGTAATTTCTGATCCAGCTGTGTCATATACTTGAACACCTCTGACAAACAAAGCTCCACCAGGTACATTTATTGTTTCTTGTCCGGCAACAAAATTACCTAATTTTTGAAGTCTATCTGCATCTATAGGCACTTCTCTCATAATTCTATACTGAGCATTAAGAATTATGTTTTCTAAAGTATCTGTGCTTAACACGTTAGAATCTGTTTCAGTGTAACTTCTAATTTGTGTAACTAATCCACTGTAACTTAGCCCAGCCATTATTCAGATCCTTTTTTATGTTTTCTATTTATTTTTTCTAGTTTTCTATTATACGCTGGAACCTCTGGTTCTGGTGTATGTAGGTATAACTCTTCGTGTGGATCTACCTCTTCTTTACATTCACATTGTTTAATGTGAAAAATTTTACATAACCATTTTTTAATTATTTTTATCATGCTTCTAATGTGACTGGACCAACGGAACAGCCAACTCCTCCTCCTTTAACATTACCACTTGTAGCAGTATCTGTATCAACTGTAAAATAAAAAAAATTAGCAGTTGCATAATCTGTACTAACTCTTGCATCATCTTTAAATATACCAGTTGTTATTGCATACCCTGCCGCTTTTGCAATATTTGCTCCTGTTATTCCATCAAAACTTGCTGGATTATTATATTGAAAAGTTCCTCCTCCTGCAGAAGTTAATGCAGGTGTGCCTCTAAATCTATATGTTGTTCCATTTGTTAAACCATGTCCAGGTGCGGTTACATTAATTACTCTTGAAGATGCAGCGTATGTTTCAAAAGCATTTTCAGGTAAAGAGTAAGGAACAGCTGTTTCTGTTCTTGCTGGTCTAACATTTCTTAAAGATACAGCATCAGCTGACATTGGTTTTGGTTCTAATTGTGGTTGCTTTGGTTCAAATTCAGATACATGAACAAAAGAACCATTCCATTCTCTAACCATTTCTCTATATGGAAACTCAACACCTGATCTATCAGATATTGCTTTTGCGTGTTTTCCTGTTGCGTATTTAGGCATTATGCTCCTGGGTAATATGCTTTTGGTGTTATGTACGTGCTAGAAGCTGAACCATCTTCTGCCAAAGCTCTTGCTAATTCATCTTCATAATACAATTTCATCTGTTGTGTAAGCTGTGGCTGAAACTTTTGTGAAAGATAAAAAGCTAAACCTGCTATCATACAAGGCACAAATCTAAATGGAATATCTGTTGCATTTGTATAATCTCCTACATCTTGTATTCTTTTAATATAATATATATGCATATCTTTAGATGCATTTGTAGAATCGGGAGTTGGATAAACGTGTATTGTAACTTTATCAATAAATCTTTCTACCCAATATTGATTAGGAGTTCCTTTTGATAATTTATTAGAAAAACCTGCATAAGTTGATCTATCTACTTTTGTCATTGGAGAATCTGCTTGAGTTGTTTGAGTTCTATTAGATCTTAATTGTGACTCAAGGACATCGGACATTCCATAAATACCATTTGTTGGTGTGGTTGATGCACTCGTGCCATCATCACTAGATCTAAAAAAATCGTAGTCAGATTGTCCTTCAATTAAATCTATATTAGTATCTGCTATTTCCCAATAATGAATACCTCTATTGCCCCATTCTTGAAAAAGGACATTAAGAGATCTTCTTGCAGATTTAAGTTGATAACCTGCAACGTTTTGCAATCCAATACGTTCAAAAGCGTCTTCTACTATTTCATCAATAGCAAAAGTTTTATCGAACGTTGTTGTTCCCGAAGTAGTATTAGCCATTTAAACTCCTACGATTCGTAGACTTTAATCCATTCACAAACTATTGTAGCTGAATCTCCATTTGAGCAAGCTGGTAAAGTGACATTTACATCTCCTGTAAAGTTTGTAGCTTCAGTGTTCTTTAAGCCACCAAAAGATGAGTAATCATATTCCATCTCTCCTGCTAATGTTTGAAATACGACATCTGTGTCAGCATCCCATAACATTCTGATTGCATCAACTGGTGCTGTTACTGAAACGTTAAAACTAATTTTATTTAGTCTTACAGTTTTGCAAGTTTTACCGTTGTTTGAATTTAATCCAGAAACATCAACTATTTTAGTTGTGCCTCCAGTAGAATCAGAAACCACATTGTAGTGAGTGATTAGTTTTTTTGCTCCGTCAAATACTTTTGTATTTAAGACTGTGTCTGCCATGTTTTCCTCCTTTTAAAGGACGCCTGCATTACCAGGCGCCCCGAGTTGATTTATTTATTATGACGCAAATACAAATGCACCAGTAGTTTGAGTAGTTTCTCTCGCTAATGATGTTGCAATGTGCCATGTACCTTTTTCATAACAAATGAACGCGATCTGTCCAGCTGTTGTTAAAAGGTTTGTTGCTGCGTTAGCAGGTGTGAAAGTCAATAAAGTTTCACCAGATGCTGAAGTATCAAAAGTTACTTCTGATGAGCTTCTTGATTCAATTACTGAACCAGTTGCATATGCATCTGAACCAGCACAATCAAAAGATAAAGTTGCAGTTCCGCCAGTAGTGTCTTTAGACTGACAGTAAACAACAACAGTTCCTTGTGTTGCTGCAGGTAAAGTTGCAGCACATGCTGCTGCACCTGTATAGTTTATTACAGAAATAGTATCAGCCGCTAAAGTTAGCGTAGATGCTGTTGCTACATCTGAGATAGATAAACCAGTTAAGTCAGGCATGCCTGAACTCATTCTAGTTGTTACTGCTCCCGTAGTTGCGTTTTTAGTTGCAACTTGGAAACCTTTTTCCGAACGTACCGGTCCGTTAAACGTTGTTGAAGCCATAATTGTATCCTCCTAGTTTTCTGAACATAGTCTCTAGGCCGTCCACTATACGGGTCTATGTTCTAATTAATTGTATAGTAACTAATTTATATACTAGATTTTAGTAGAGTGCAAGAGAGCCTGTAATGTGGAGTGGATTTATTCCAACGATGTAGCTTTTGTTTAAGTAGCTACAGAAACTTCGGGTGCAGCATCGTCTATTTTATTTTGCAAATGCTCTTTTTTAGCCTCTGCAATTTTTATATGGTTAATGACGTCTCTAACAGCTCGGTCAATTTTAACCATGTTTAAGGTATATCTACCTTCTTTAAGATGCTCCTGCTCCCATTTCAAGTCCAGACCCTTCTTCTGTGTGTAAAGGTTCTGTAGATGTGTTTGCATCTCCATTTATAACCTCCTCATAGGTTATTCTGTTTACTCTTGGGTCATGCATTTCTCCAAGAGTCTCCCATTTTATATCATTTTTTCCCAACTTGTCAATGATAGCATTTTCTATGTCTAATGGGCCATCCAGACTTTCAATTTGAAAGTCTGCATGCATTTTATAAGCATAAATTTTAACTCTAAATTTTTTCATTTTTTATTTTCGGTAACCCATTTTGCGTGCATTAGATTAAATACAATACCATATTTTGATATGTCTGTCTTGTTTCTTAATGTGTAATGTGTCAAAAAAGAAGAAAATAATATAACTTTTCCTTTTTTAGGTTGAACACTTTCGTTTATATCTGGAAAATACAATTTTTGAGGGTGGTCATTTAAATATATTCCTCCAGAATAATAAGCACTTTGATGTTCATGTCTTCGTGTGTATTCAGAAAAACCTTCTTTAATGCCCCAGCAACCATTTAATTCATATCCACCAATATTTGGAATGCTATCTAAGAAATCAAAAATTTCAAATAATAACTTTAAACATTCTTTATCATTTATAAAGAAATCCCAATCAGTCATTTGACCAACTACAGCGGTCCTGTAATTAAAATTAGATACTTTTATTCCCTCTTCTATTCTTTTAATAAAATAATCAGAATCTACATCTATCTGACCAACAAAAAGATTAGCATCGTGTTTTATTTTTTTAGTTATTCTTTTTTCAACTTTCATAGTTTCTTTCTAAAAATAAAATGTGGCGGGAACATGTCCCGCCACAAAATTTAGGTATTACGCACCTTCTACGCCGAAGATACCTCTAGGGTCTGATACTCCAAAAGAGTATCTTTCTCTAGCTTTGTATCTCACGTTTCCAGTATCGAAGTCACCTTCCATTGCAGTTGTCAATGGAGCTCTTGTGAACATTTTCATTCCGTTAGGAATGTCTGTAATGATGTAAAATGCATCAGAGTCAGTTAAATAGTTATTAACTCTGTATCCTTGTGGAATCATACCCATAGATACGATTGCATTGATATCATTGTCAGCTGTTCCAGTTCTACCTTGAGATTTCATCAATCTCTCAGCTGTAAACTGAAGCTCAGAAGGAATAACCATTTTTACTCCTCTTGCTGCAACTCTAAGACCTCTTTCATCAGTCATCGCTGCGATGTCGATTAGCGACTGCTCTAATGAAGTTTCGTTAAGATCCGCCTGAGTAGACAAAGTATTTTTAAAAGTACCTGCTACTGTAGGGTGAGATGTGTTAAACAAGCTAACACCGTCGCCTGAATCAAAACCATCCGTTGAAGGAAGTCCTTGAATTAAAGGCTCAACAGCTTTTACCTGTTTAGCATTACTCATAGATCTTGCTAAAGCTTTTGTATATCTAGACGCAAGTCTGTCATACAAATTGTCCTCAATCGCTTCTTCAGTGATTGCGAACGCTAAAGCCACTGTCTCGTGAGTGTATCTAGCTGTGAAAGTTTCTTGTGCGTCATCAAAAGAGACTCCGCTACCTTCTGCTTTCACTTGTGCGTTTCCGAAACCAGATAACATTACTTCTTCTTCAAAAGCTCTGTCACTGTTTTCGTTGGTATAAATTTCAGCATGCTGATTTTCATACCTTTTGTATTCCAAGCCGAATAGTGCATTCAGACCTGGCTCTAGTTCTTTAACTAGTTGTGATCGTGATATTGCCATGTTTTATCTCCTATTCTAGCTATTACGATTGTA